GCTCCTGATGCTTAAGATGAATCAGCCTTTTATCCTTCTCGGAAGGCTTCACAGGTTTAGTGTTAGTGGGCATAGATTGTAGTCCTTAAAGCTGGCTTTACGCTCTGAGAGACAGGTATAGTTGCGTGAACTTTTTGTCTAGCTAAATTTCGACTTCCTATCCGCCTAAGCAGGTAATCAAGTTCCTTAAGATAGCTCCTAGCATAGTCACTAAAGCTAGCTATCGCTGATCCAGCTTCTGGCGAAAAATAGAATACCCTACGCCCCTTATCGAGCTTCAGTAAGTAATGATCGTTAGCCACGAGCCAACAGGCTAATGACAACTCGGTTACTTCTATGACTGATGCCGGTAGCTCTAGCCCTGAATTATGATTACCATGCACCACCTGCCCTAGCACCCATTGCCTAGCCTTAGATAGCTTAAACATCATAGCAAGCGGGCTACTGTCCGGGTCTTGTCCTTCCCAATATGCACGCCATTGCTTTTCGTATTGCTCCAAATCTGCCGAAAAAGGGAAGTCGAAGGTAACATCCACGCAATTAAAATCAGTGCTGGGCAGTAGCTTTTCTCCTAAAGCTATAGCTGCCGCTGCTAGCTGCGTATTGCGTATCTTCATACCATAGGAAGCGCGTGGACGGCAAATGTGAACGACCATACCCTAAGCCCTGACGATATGCGCCTTTCCTCTGTTACTGATTCAGCCCTGCCAAAAAACTTCACCGTGTTACCTGATGCCGTCATTAGGTCTAAGTTATTCTTATTCGCTAATAACGTTATCAAGCCTGCCATGACTACCGATAGTTTGGACTTTTTCGGCCTGCCTTCAAACGTTACTGTTACGTCCAGTCTGCGCCAAGGCGTTTCATCCGGCTCCATCGATGCCCTTAGGCTTATGTATCCGCGTGGTAGCTTAACTTCTTTGTCAGTGTCCCATCGTTCCCAATTATAGAGCTTCAATAAAGGATCGTTCGCAAACAACTGTAGAAAGGCTGTCTCTACATTAGTAAGAAAGTCCACCTGTGTCATTAGTCGATGCCCTTGTCAGGAGATTGAAGATTAATCGTGTATCCCGGCGAAATTTGATCGTAGTAATCAGGCACGTTCCTTATCTGTAATCTGATCCACTTTCCGTTATTCTCTACAAAGAAATCATCCATGCTCCTAGGCGGAATGTTACGGAAGCTATTACGAGATGCTATGACCTGTATGGACATGTTATCCCTGAGTCCACCATCCAGTGTTTGCAGCATATCCTCTGTAGCATAAAGACGTGCGCTAAACGTCCTATTTTTATGCCGGACAGTTACAGGCACTTCACCTATGCAGTTCCCTAAATCACGAGCTAGTGTGTCTCTATCTAGCATAAGGCATAGGGATAGGTTGCTTGTTAGCCATGAACTCCCGTAGCTGCCTATCGGTTACCTCTACTACGATCATGCTTATCTCCACGTTCGGGATTTGCACCCGGTATTGATATGCGTCCCTGTATGGATTGTATAGAAAGTTCCCATCAAGGGAAACGCAGGCAATAGCTGTGAATACAATCTTGTTATGATTAACAAGCCTAATCTCGTTGGGAAGGACTGCCATCATTGTCGTAAGTTCCCTCTATGGGATAGATAACTGATCCGGCGTGTTTAACAAGGCAACGCTGATCTACCATCACTCTGCCGCCTACTTCCCGGTAACGCCTGCACAGGTTGAAGTCATCGCTTTCACCCCCCGGTGTTTGCTGCCAGAAATTCCATATGTCATCGTTAACATCATCGTTATGATGTAGTCCTACTTCTGGATGATTCTTTAGTAACTCAAAGACGCTCCTGTGCAGGCACATGATGCCACCCGGCCCCTTCTCTACTTCCACCATATCAGGGCTACCCTTCCTGAATGGATTAGGATTCTCAGGTAACGGCACAATGGGAAACACTAGCCCTAGCTGCTTCTTTGGATGTATGCCTGTTACGAATGGCTCATCATCATGCGAAATTAACATCCTGACGTGCTGATGAGTGTATTGAAGGTCCGTATCCAGGTAAACAAACCTATCCATCCCTGTCTTTAAAAACCAATAGGTAGCTATGTTACGAGCAGTGTCAGGATACGGAAACGATAAGTCAGGGAACAACACGCTCCTATCTTCAAATACTTTGGCTTGCAACATCCCGATAACAGACATCAGGAAAGCTTTGTGAACCAGCTTCATGCCGTTATCTACCATCGGGATAAACAGGCTAGGAAGCTTTAGCATGATATGGAAAGCGCCTGCCTCGGAAAGCTAAGGACGCGGAAAGGCAGGCGCTTTTAGGTTCAGCAGGGATCAGCTAGTTTTTTTCAAATTGAAGCTTAAACTCCTCTTTAGTTCCGGTCCAGAAATGATGCTGATTGATTGCGTGATGAGTGCGCCCATAATGCTCTGAAGCCTCAGGACTATCCTCGTCTACTGACTTCAGCTTGTAGGATAGTGCATTCTCTGGCTCGTCCAACTTGTGATAACTTCCGCTGTATCCTGTCTCATCTACGTATTGTCTACCTACCTGTATCGCCTTTTTGCCGGTAGGATCGCTAGGATCAGTGATGAATGCTTCAGGACGTGGATCGGCTATCGGGGGCAATTTGCTACCTTTGTCAGTTTTAGTGATCATATTCTATGATTCGCAGGATGTTACTCTACTGGATGTTACGAGTATTGAGTCGCAATCAGGTCGCCACATCGAGTGTTGCCAATGTAAGGCGTGCTAGAAAGTTCAACACGTAGAACCTGACTCTTAATCTCACGACTGTAGTAAGACTCAACGTAGTTACCACCCTCAAAAGCCATCGTTTCGCCTTCGCCTGAAGGGATGCCGCCGTTAGAAAATCCTTCCCAGAAGGCGTTGACGCCTACGCCACCAAGGATAGGCACTCCGATGCCTTGCCCCTTATCCTTCTCAGGCTGTGTTTCCTGAGGCATACCTACACCCTGCGCGCGACCGGGACGGCCCACCCAAATATAAGTGTTACTCCATACCTGAGTCATTACAGGCGTAGCTTGATCCGCTGCCGAATTGTAGTAGGCATCACCTACAAGAACTTCCTTGATGCCAAATTCCTGCACTGATTGCTCGATCATGTTCTTGGTGGCCTCTTGTCCGGCGCGAAGTGTGCCTACCACGTAGGCTTGCACGGTAGTAGCACGCCTAACACGTTCAAACACTACGCCACTCATAGCTGCCACATAAGGGGGCGGCTCAGCCTTCACCTTGATTCGGCGACTAGATGCCACCAGGTCTGCAATGAGACTAATCGTGGCAATGTTAGCCTCGGTGTAAGCCACTGTGCTGTTAGTCGCAGCACCGAAGTTACTCGTGCTGAATATCTGCGCTGCAATCAGGTATTCTTTTGTTAGGCCGCTGTATTCCGTTCCAAACTTGGCAGCATAAAAGGTTTCAAGATCAGCATAGCCATTGTAGTCCATCTGGACTTCGTTAGGCACAACAATCTCGACTCCGCGAAGCGTTACGGTAAACGTGTCATCGCCAAGCTTGGCCGTGATGCGCTCAAACCTGGTTCCCGGAGCACGGATATACTTGGGAGAGGCAATATGCCTTAGTGCCTGAGTATCAGCTATAGTGGCTTTGATAAGGTGTGCTGTCCTGCGGTTAATAGGGAAGTCAGGCAGGATTTCTGGCCCAATAAGACCACCTATCGCGCCTTCACCTTCAACAATGGCAAGTGCTAGCTCTTGTCGTGGCAGCACTGTGGAAACGTCAAACAATGGCATAAGTTAGTTACTCCGTATTTCTTCTTTAGTTAAACTCCTAGTTCAATCTCGCCAAGCACACCATCGCCTGACGCTGCTAGCGCCCACTTACCTACCAATACGGCGCTACTACCTGATGTATTTGAGAATTTACCGCTAGCTGCGGTGTAGGCAGGATCACCTACAGCTACAGCCCCAGATGCAACGGCAGGAACCTTGCCCCCGCCATGAATACTAGCCGCCGCTCCTGTCTTGGCAGCTTCGATAGCTTGCAGCGCAATGTAGTCTCCCACATCCGTGATAGCTGCCGCGTCGCATGTTCCCGATGAGTTAAGTGTCAGGCGCGTCCCGCGCACTGCTGCCGCATTAGCAGTAACAGTCCTCGGAATTACACCGATATAGGTTGCCATTTCAGCCATAAGTAGTTACTCCGTGTTGGTTTGGTTACTTCTTTACTTCCATCGATTGAGTGTTGGGATGCTTTTTCTGCATCCACTCATTGTAGGCTTTGCCGTTAAGATGACGCGCCATATTAATTGCATGGCCGAGACTTCTTGCGCCCAGCTTCATCTGATTCTCTATGATAGCCTCAAATTCATTTTGCTCGCCGCCTTCATTCTCAACGGTAGCCTTGGCGGGCTTCCCGCCTGTCTGACGGAAGAATTGCATTGTAGACTTAGCTACAATTTCGCCTATGTCTTTGGCGCTCATCGATGATACAGGTTTGTTACCCGCCCTGTAAGCCTCTAGCTTAGCTTTCTTCTGCTCGTCAGTATCAGTAGGCATACATCCAGCCGCCAGCATTTCAGTGTCGGTAGGCTTATCCTTGTCATTCTTGTCATTCTTGTCAGGGACTAGAGCCGCAAATTGTTGCTTCAATCCATCGAAGCCCTGCTTAACAGCGTCAAGCAGGCTTGTCGTTAGTTTGGTTACTTGCTCGTCATTCATAGACATATCCTCATTTATCTCGATACCATGTTTCCTAGCTGCTGTTTTTATTTTATTCTTGATCTTTGTCAAATGATCGCTGGCATATTCACCAGCATTCTCGCCTTGATTGATGTAACTCCACGCAGCCCTAATGTGTTCCTCATCGTCTATAGGGTAACGCTTTTTCTTGTCAGCCTGATAGCCGGGATCAGCGTATTCAACATCTCCGTATGGTTCATTTGAAGAAAACAATCCGGTAGGATTGGCTGCTGGTAGATCGACTATTGTAGCTGCAAAAATTTCTTCGCATCGCGCAAACTTCTGTCCCTTAATTTCCTCATCATCACCAGTAAACTCAATACTTAAACCAATGTTACCGGGTGTGCGCTCCATTATCTCATAAAGGTATTCCTTAGCCTCGGCAGGAAATGCTTTGTAGAGATGCAAGTCGCCTACAGCCTTATCACCTTTTACCCTTAGTGAGTCAGGTGGGATGAATCCAGCCAAGCTGCCAGCACCGTGAGTGAACGTGTTAGGATTAAATCTAACCCTCAATCCTTCTCCGTATCCCTTCGCGCAATTAATGACGCTATGAAGTGTCTGCTTATCGACTGCCTTATCATGTCCACGAGCATCTCCTATGGCTATGAGGGACACACCCTTGATAATGTCAGCTTCACGATCCACGCGGCTACTACCTAAGCTGTGACGTGATACGAATTTCTGTGTTATCAAGGATTCATTGACTCTTTTTCGGGTATATCGTTCAGATTAGAGTGAGTTTGCTGTGGCCCGTTGTTCTTGTCTAGCAAATTCTCACCCCTATCGGTAACGATAGGAATTAACACACGGCAATAAGGCGACCTGTATCGAATAGGTAACGATTGAAAGAATGCTTCAGGTTCATGCTTTGTTATTAACCTGTGTCCATCATCAGAGAATGAATTAAGGATAGCTTCTCCTATACCCTCTGTGGATGTTAATCGTCCTAAATCATCAAGGAATATCTCGCCTTGTTTCTGACGATTACCTTCGCTATCTACTCCCCATATCTCAGCCTTTTTCAAGAAACCATACCCCGCTTTCTTCTTTGTTCTCTCATATTAGGTTCCTAATCCCGGCAGCTTAGGATTCTCTACTGGATTAAGCGACGCTCTAGCTTCTTCGTAATGCCAGTTACCTTCCTTATCCACCACTGCCTGTTTGCCATGTTCGTGTTTAAGGAATAAGTCGTAATCCTTCTCCAAGCCTAGTCTAGCCCCCTTGCGTTCATGAACTTCACCGCGCGGCCCCACCCATTCTGAGGCACGTATTAAAGGATTAGGGCCAGATATTTCGTCAGCCTTAGGATAACGCCCCTGATGTGCATACCATGCTTTATTCTTGTTGGATGTATCTAGTTTGCCTCTACTGCCGCTGATAGCTGCTGGCGTTCTAGGCTCACTTGTTTCCCCTGCCTCGTCACTACCCGTTACCGATAACCCGCCTTCATCTTCATCGTAAGGGTCAGGCCAATCAGGTAGCCCCGTCACTAGGATGCTTATACCCTGACTGCTGACTACCTTTGCCTTCGTTCACGAACTGACCGCCCTGAGGACCACTAGGAGCGCGTTGCTGCGTCTCGCCTGACTCGGCATCAAACAACTGATCCGCTATCCTTGGAGCGTTGCTAATCGTAATAACGCGAGCCTTAACCTTCTTCTCTCCGCGTTCTGCTGATGCTGCCATCGAGTGATGACCATCCATCACGTAGTTCTTGCCAGCATACCGGACAACAAAGATGCGCTTACTCTTAGCTTCCTCTACGTTACGACCCACCTTCTCTGAATTAACTACTGGCTGAGTAGCTATCAGGTCTTTAATCTTAAGAGTTTCTTTAACGCCCTGAGACTTAAACAGTGCTTCCCTAGCAGCACTAAACTCACCCGGTTTTAACTTGGTAGGCTCAGGAGTGCCCTGTAACTCATTCAGCCTGTCAAAGAAAGGAACCTTTGTGTAATTAACGTAGTGCATCCCCGGCACGTAATCGGAGATGCTTCTAACATCTGGCGCTGCTCGCGTTAGCGGCCTGTGAGGAACTATATCGACTAGCTTCTTGTCAGCCCCCTTAAGCCCTGCTTCACCGGGACGCTTGTAACCCGGCTCTCCTGCCCCCTTGCCCTCATCGGCAAACTTGCCGCCTTGATCCCTTAGTTGATCTGGATTGTAAAATTCTTGCTGCGCCCCAAACTCCTGCGGATCGCGTTCTGACTCACTGCTGCTCTTTCCACCCTTCCCTTCGTCAGTAAAGCGTCCGTGATTATCCCTATCCTGCGTTTTGCCTGACTCCGAATCGAATAACTCTATCTCTAGTATCTCGTCCTTTGTTTCGATAACGAGATATGACGTATTGTCTTTTTTTTTAAGCGAAAACTGTTGCTCGTCATCGTCGCCATTAAGCCCTACGCCTTCATCTGTAGCCCCCCGCTGATCCATGTTAGGCATCATGCCTGCTGCCATGCCAGCAGCACCAATAGCCCCTTTCATGCCGCCGCCATGAGCCGGTGGAACCATTAGCGCGTATATCTCCTGCCATTGCGTCCCGTTGCCTAGGCTATTAGCTACTGCCTGTGCGGCCTCGATAGCCATAGATATTTCGTGGCTACGCTGCTCTATTATGTCAGATATATCGCCATCACCCGCGTCGGCAGCTACCTTTGCTCCTGTATTAACCAATGCCTCAATTTCCGCAATATTAGCGTCTGATTCTCGTCCAACGTCAATAGTAGGCTTGGCAGGAAAAAACCAATCCCACTTCAGCCAATTAGGATGATAAGGTAAGTCGCCACGAGCTATTGCATCCCCTAGCAGGAGCATAACAACAGGATCGAGCTTCTGCTCCCGTAGCATGTCCTGCCAAACCTGAATAGCTCTCGCGTCCTGTGCCGAGCACTGCCGGACTGCCGGACCTGTTATGCCTGTCATGTCGTAAACGAAGCCATAAGTAAGCCCTGTGCCTACAGCTATATCCCTGACAGTCTCTTGATACATCTTTATGACATTAGGACTCGGCCTATCGTGATCGAACATCTCCACCTTCTCACCTTCGCTGGATAAGGCGGTTATCATGTTAGGTCTTACTTCGTAAGTATCGAGATAGTTCCCATCACTGTCCTGTATGCGATTCTTGCTGAATGGAAGTGTCTCAGGTAAGGCTCCTGACTTCGTGTAGTAAACACCTGACTGGCTAGCTGCCCATAGAAGCGCCTGTAGCTCATAGGTTCGCATCCGGTCGATATAGGTAGCGTTATCGATGGCGTGCTTGAATAACGAAACCCCTCGGTAGTCATCGAAGCTTATGGGATTAGTGAAGAAAAGAAACTTAGGCAATCCACGCTCATCCCTCATCGGAAACTCAGCGTCAAACTTGTAAAAACCATCCCTTCGGTCCTGATGATAGATACGAACTGAGTTAATAGCTCCGGTGCGATTGTCTATGGTAAGCCCTCTAACGTAGGTGTCGCTCGTGATCCACCTATAGGGATCGCCTATCCTGTTAGATTCGATGCCCTGTAGATATAACTCGTCATCTTCGCGAATGATGTTAGTTCCTACGTCACCCTTCAACGCTATAGACTTAACATCCAGCATACACATCGTTCGTAACGAGTGCATACGCTTAATGTCTATGTTACCCGGCTTTCCAGTCTTATGCAGGATGTAGTCCTGATACACTTTATTAACAGCCTTATTTCCAGTTTTAGCCTGCCATCGAAGCGTGCCACAAACGTAGGTAGGCCACTTAATGAGTATCCCTGAGCATAGCCCGGAGTTATCTACCGTATCGATGGCATTCCACATCACCTGCATCTTTTCACGCTGGATACGCATCCACTCGCCAGCAGTAGTAGCGTGCGAGTTTTGACGAGCACTGGACGGATAGGCGGCTAGGTAACGAAAGTGATTCATGCGCTCACGTTGGACCATCCTGTTAAGCGCACGCTCAGGAGAGATTAACCCAAACAGACTATCTATCCGCCGCTCCCACTTACCAGCAACGTAAGGCTTATAGGCTTCGCTCATTGGTTAGGTTGGCCGGAGAATTTCCCTATCGTATTAATGGTGGCATAGGCCACTTGCTTAACGCTGCCGTCAGCTACCCCCTCTGCTATCCGTAGCTGACTCAAGGTTTCCTTGATGTCCTTTAGGTCCGCTCGCGTCAATGACAGGCCGGGAAAGGCATAAGATTTACCTGTCTTAGCTATGTCCGTAATTACCTGTAGATAGGTAGCCCGTAGAGCCTGTATGTCCTCTATCGGCATCCCTAGGAATGGATTGTCAGTTAAAGCCATTGCTGGACAACCGTTCACCCTTTAGGTCCGATTGTCCAGCTTGGCGTATTAAACTATTCGGTTGTTGCCGCTATGTTTACCGGCCTGCCATCCGCCGCCCTGAAACTAACTTGGCGTCCAGTCCTAGAATCCATATAACTAACTACTCTCTTTCCAACCGGCATGCATCTAGCCCTGCATGAGTTAACAAACTCCACTCGATATGGCTTTCCGTTTATCATTACCCGCTCGCCTATCCTGCGATAGCGTCCCACTCGTGGCATATCCCATTGTTGTGTTTTCGACATGCCATAATATACCAAATCGAAAATCTGCGTTTCTGCTAATATGGCTATTTTGGATGTCGCCTAACAAGTTTTACCTTAGCTAAATCTTTTAAGAAAAATGTTCCCGGCTTTTCCACTTTTCGGCAGCATCCCTATTTGTTGTGCAATTTACAGTGACCCATTGCTTGAAACAGTTACGCTCATAAATCTGCAATAAATAAAGAATGTTACGATTGAAATAACACCTAGGAACTATCCGGCGCTTACCTTTCATGTGAAAGCAGGCTCGTTCCTATCGGTAACGATAGATTCTTCAGGCTTCCAATCTGACAAGTCTATAAGCCTCTGTAGACACATAGCTACTAGTATCATGCACTCGCAGTCCCATGCGTGGTTGGCTCGCTTTGTTCCGGTCCCTTCGGCATTCGTGTTGCTCCACCAATCCGTGCGCCTGCCCATCTTGTTTATGATCGTATGGCGAGTCTCTGAGTTAATCTGCCTGATATATTCGGCTCCTACATCATCCGGTATTCCCCAATATAAGGCGCTGCCTTCCTTAAAGGCCGTCAGTAGATTCTTGATGTGAAGATTCATCCAATCGTATCTCCGGGCTAACCTAGGTTGCTGGCGAGCGCCTAGACGCCTGTTTATCTGCTGTAATCCCGTTCCTGTAAACGCATCACAGTAATTCTCTGATGAATAAGGTAACTCGATGGATATGCGCTTAAGTAGCTTGGTAACAGGATCACGCACTTCTTTGTAATGTTTGAATAACTCGGCCCTATCGACACCCCTCATACATGTCCACCCTCTGACTGCCGCCTGTGCGTAGACTTCACGAGGCTCAAAGGCGCTGTCAATCACAACGCATAGCTGATCTACACCAAACTCCTTAGCCTTTATCTCGATCTCATCATAGCTAGTCAGACAATCATCCTCGGTAACACCATGGGCTATCAGCCTGCTTTCTCCTGATGGCTTACAGGCGCGAATAATGTAGGGATAACCCCATTCCTGCTTGTCACTGGCTAGGAACCTTATTGCTTCGCCTTCCCATTGGCTCTTAACATAGATGTTGGGACTACCTAGGCTATAATCAGCTTGGATGGTCCTCCGGCGCATCATAATGTGCTCTGATTCATCCCATGCTTCAGCCATGCGCCTAGTCCAAAATTGACGTAGCGGCTCCACGTTACCGTATTTCCGTAGCTGATCTACTGCCTTTAGGAACTCCGTAACCCATTGCGCCCATGTTATACCGGGCCAATTAACGCTAAGGACATTAAACCGATAACTCCGATTCCAGTCCGGAGCTCTGTCGTTAGAAGCTATGTAACATGCCATCTCGTTAAGTATGCGCCTGCTTCTAGCTGTGTCTGGATAATCAGCCAAACAATACTGACATTCATACCTGACTGTTTTCTCTACCTCAATCAAATCCCATTCCCTATCCTTGGGCTTGGTTACTTCGTTCCTGTCCCACTTAATACCACCCCTAGCGCCGGGTTTCCCCCATATTGGTATCTGCATCTTGCCGCATTCGACACATTTCCAATGCCAGTCCGCCATGTGTCCCGATTTCCATTGTAGGTCGAAGTCATCACCTACGACACCGGGTATGCTCCCGTTCCATACCTTGTAATTCCATGCATAGGACACATTGCATCTCTTATGCGCTATCCCTAGCCTGCCTACCGGCCACTGCCAGCACTCATCATTAAACTGAGTCATTATCGACTTTTCTTCCAAGTTAGACTCAGCACAGCCCTGCATCTTGAAAGGCATCCCGTTACTAAAGATCACATCCCTCTTGCGTTCCTTGTGTCTGCCTTCCCCTAACCCTCGCCCTCGTGCCGGTAGCCTCTCTAGGATAGCTTCACAGCCTTTCGCCATCGGCCACCATCGCTGCTCTGCAAATTCCTTGGCGCTATCGTCCTTGTAGGTATTCCACTGCATCGGGCCTGCTCTATGAACTATAGCCCACAAGCTAGCCGCTTCCATAGCCTTAGTCCTACCGCCCTGATTGGGTCCAACCGTAGTTACCATCCTTACCCGGTCACTCTGAAAAGCTAGTAATGGATCGAGTAACTGAGGACTATTAGCTATATCATACGGCCCCTGAATAGGGGAAGTCATATCTAGGCTGATGTTCTCTCTCAGCCATTCGTCTATAGGTTGCTCAACGGGCTTTCTGATTGCTTCGACAACGCAATCCTTAAGCCACTGCCAATCCGTGTCCGTTCTTGCTTTCAAGTGATTTCGCTACCCTCTCGATAATGTCATCCCATCGCTTGCCCATAACCTTAGCCATCTCTATAGCCTTCATCCCCTCTAGTCTCGGCGGTAGTTCGTGCTTAAACGCCTTGTCGCCTTCACGGACTAGCATCCCGAAGTAAGTCATCACCTTCTTTTGCGTTTCTTCCTTCGGAGTGTATTTATCGCGCTTAACAGCTAAGTCGAAGGCTAGGTTATCCGCCGCTAGCTCCTGACGCTTTATGTAAGCTTCATCTCTGAGATTAGCGTTAGCTTTGCCATTCCTATCGTTAGCGATAGTTCTCTGTTTCTCGTAATGCAGATTGGCTTTCACGTAACGCTGCCACTGTTCGATGAGCCAACCTTTCCCTAGCACTAACTCCGGTCGATCTGATCTTTCAAACAGGCGTAACAAGGTTCCATGATTGATTCCTAGTATCCGCGCCAAGTCCTTCTTATTCTTTGCATATAACTGCTTTGACACAGTAACCACCCTACCTAGGGTATGGCAAATCTGCAAATAACTCAGTCGTTATCTAGTCGAGTGTCGAACGACCTCTGACCCTTGACATGGCCAATAAAAGATTCCTTAAACCTCGATGTCAACTTGACATCTCTCTCCCTGTACTTGACATCGCCTAACGAGTGGATGCTGTGCAATGCCCTGACTTGACATTGCCTAACAAGTCCTTGACATCTCGTTCTGTGGCCTTGACATCACCTAACAAGTCGGGCAGCACTAAACGTATTACGATTTACACTCATGTTGATATTGTAATACAGTGTGATGCGTTAAATACTTTTAATGACTTACCATGCGTGTGCCACTAATGATATACCATATTACACATGCACAATACATCACCATTAACACACACGCTATATGCACTGGCCTGATAAGTCGCCTGTGCCTGTGTGGACCTACGTTAGCATTGCATCTAAAGCAGTAGCCGTATGTGTCGTGTCTATGTGCTACGTCGGCGTAGAGTTTACCTTCGATCATTTACTTGCTGTTACGTCTCAGGGTTACCGTCCGGCCATTCACTGCGATCTTTCTCACGCCCATGCTTTCTCGCTTCTTATTGAGCGCTGCCGCCACCGCCTGATCCTGTGGATGTCCTGCCTTTACCATCTCTCGAATGTTATGGCTTACCGTCGCGTCACTCTTGCCTTCTTTTAATGGCATTGTGTTATTCCCTTTCATTCAAGTGATATGGTAGCGCCCTAGACCATTGGGACCGGAATTGCTAAAGCGCTACCAATCACGCTTCATCCTTTATCCTACTCCGGGGATACGCGACTTAGCGTCGGCAACTGCCTGCGCTAAGTTTTTAACATCCGAATCCTCTTGCGTAAGATCAACCACTGCTGGATGCTGGATAAAGTTATCCACCGCCGCAATGTAATCCGCCGTCGCCTGAACCGTAGTGGCTAAGTCAGCGTCGAATTGTTCTCTTGTGATAGGATCACTCATAGTTATTTTTTCCTTTCTTAGTTTGTTACTGCCCTGAGGGGATACGATCTTTAGCGGCTGTTATTTGCTCAGCTAGACGCTTAATAATCTTATCTTCGATACTGAAGTCCGGTTGTAATATTTGCTCTAACAGCCTAACAACAGAATCGAGGTATAATATTTCGATTGTAATGTAAATGTGCTTACCGTCGGGTGTTGGTGGTGGCATCCTGCCTTTTGTATCTCCGTCAGACATAATTGTTGTTTCCTCTTATGGTATATCCGCAACTGTCTCCGTCGAGAAGTCTGATCCTCTGCCCTGCGAATCATACGATCTGACTTTGTAACAGAATGTTTCTCCCGGCTGGTTAACCGAATCCCTAGTGCCAGTCGATGGTGCTAGCTTCTTAATAAGCTGCATACTAGCGCACTCCGAATCGCCACGCCATACCTCGATTAACTGACCTGCATTATTTATCCATGTTAGATTTACTACGCGCTTGTGTCCATGTCCTACCGTCACCGTATTGCTTAACTCAGTAGGCGCTGGTAATACGCCTTCAGGTGTAGTCGTAGCTGTAGCTGTAGCCGTCGCGACAGGTGTAGCTGTAGGCGTAGCAGTAGGCGTAGTTGTTGGACTTGGCGTTGTCCCGCAGGCGCTGATGTTTGTGTAACCTGAGTCCTGATCTATGCCGTCGCATGTCGTAAATGCTCTTACTCGATAGTAGTAAGCTATCACGCTCGGATCAACGCTGGTGTCTAGGTATGTCGTAGTATTTGGGCCAACCTTATCTAAAATGTTCCATGTTAGGCCATTCGTCCCTCGTTCAATCTTGAATCCATCTTCGTTACTAGAGTTATCGGCCCACGATAGATTATTCTGCGCGGGCCAAGGCCAGGGCCAAGGTGTAGGCGACGCTTGCTCGCATGATAGATCAGTAGGCGCAATATCAGGCTTAAGGCAAGGTGTTGCCGTTGGAGTAGGCGTGAACGTAGCTGTAGCCGTAGCCGTAGGCGTAGGAGATTCCGTGGCTGTGGCTGTAGGCGTAGGACTAGATGTAGCGGTAGCCGTAGGCGTATAAGTCGCTGTAGCCGTCGCTGTAGGAGTAAACGTTGATGTTGGACTAGGAGTCCCCGTAGCTGTAGGCGTAGGCGTAGGGCTTGCTCTGGCGCCTTCGATGCCTAAAATTTCTTCATCACTTAAAGCTGTATTCCATATCGCAGCGTGTTGAACACTTCCAAGGGCAAAGGTAGCAGGCGGATTGCTGGGATTCATAGTATGCATCAAGCTAGTCCTATTTAACGATCCACCTAACGTTAGTATCGAACTTCTGGTCGCTACAATGTCACCGTCAACGAATAGATCAAACACGTCACCCGTTCTGCGCCACACTTCAGTATGCCAACTACCGTCGAACGCGACTCCACCGCTAATAGGTGCTCCAAAATCAGTTATGGCATTACCCCTGACCTTGCCTTCAGCCTGAGAGTAATCAGGACCGCTTCTGTTATTACCTAGCTGGACTACTGTCCTTTCATGCGAAGCATTAGCAATAGATACAGCGCTACTGCAATTAAAATCAGTTCCGCCCTTAACTAAAACGAATACCGTGAAGTTTGTGTTATCCAATGTAGGCAATACACCATCAGCCCTGTAGGCGTAACCGGACACACCGTCAGTCCTAAAGCATGTTCCTGATTCTCCGGCCTCACCTAAGAAATAGTTAATCCCACTGGCTCCATTCACAGTAAGCTGTTTTGAGTTACCCGATGAATCGATAAGCGTCCTGCTGCCACTAGGATCGTCACACTTCCAATATGCTTTCAGATTGGCTGGCTCGGTTGACAAGATTACGCTCGCTATCCCTGTTGGCGTTTCTGTAGTCGTAGCTGTAGCCGTAGGTGTAGCTGTAGGGGTAAATGTAGCTGTAGCTGTTACCGTCGCTGTAGGCGTAGCCGGTGGCGTTCCTGTTGCTGTAGCTGAAGGCGTAGGACTGGCCGTCGCTGTTGGTGTAGGGGTGTAGGTTGGCGTTGGCGATGCTCCACTTACAAGCGGGTGAGGATATTGAAACTCGTGCGTGTATGCTTCGATGCCATTAATGTTAACAGGATATGCGGCTGTTACTGATGCTGGTATTGTATCTACTGACAAACCCGCTCCTAAGTTAATATAATCAGTCCCTAGATGCTGTGTCGGTATCGAAGAATTAAATCCAAGCACCTGTCCAGTGTCCGTGTTCTTGTTATTCCACGAGAAGCATGGTTCCTGTTGTTCGTTAGGCCAAGCACGCGGTCCTGAAGGCGAAATTAAGTCACCCTTTCCACGTCCGGCCTGATCTAAAGCTGTAATGCATCCGCGAATTGAAAACTCATCACCCAAGTTAAATATTAACGGCGCTCCGCGATCGCCCGCGCCGTAGTAGTAATAATGTATAGAGGTTGTATCGTTATCGATGATAAATGCCGAATGCAAATAACACGCTGATCCTATATGATCATTCCTTACCTGCATCCCTTGAAACTGATTCACTGACATCGTGGTTCCCGTAGTAAATCTCCCTGCGCTACCGTTGATTGTCGTGTTACTCGTTGACGTTCCGCTTAGATATATTCCGTGAGGATCATTTATATCCCAACCGTTCTCCCCATCGGCTAAACCCCAATTCGATAAGTCATTACCAACAGCCCCAAGCTGCCTGAAATAAGGCAAACTTGTATGCGCTCCGTTATTAGAATTTACGCCAAGAAATAAATTGTCGTGCCAAATTACGCTACCCGATCTATGGCTATGACCGCCATAAGATTTAAGCCATTTGAACGTGTTATCATAGACTTGCTGGCAGCGCTCTCCACGCACACCACCCGCTTCTGTGCCGTGTCCACCGGGAGCACATGCGCCTAACATGAAACAATGTCTTACGACCCACCGTCCACCACGAAACGAATCGAATGTGCCCGAAATATCGTTTCCAGTAGCGACGTATGTATTGGTCTCAAAAAAGAAGAACTTTTCTGAACCGAAGTAGGGATAGTCAGCCCATGACGCATTTTCTCCCACGCCATTCCATCCGTTATGGAATATTAATGCCGAGAATCCCTGTGAATTGGATTCTACCAGGCAATGATCCTGAACGCCTAGCACGTATCCTAGTAACTGGAAAGCAGCGTTCCAGTATAAGTGATCGAAATGACAATTATCGACACGAACATTAGTTACAAGTCCATTGCTATTGATAGTTACTCCACCGTCTGAACCGTAAGTCGTGCTAGTGCCCTTTCTGAATGTGATGCCAGTAAGACGAAAAGCTTTGCCTGTAGGAACAGTAACCGCTAGAATCTTTCCGGTCTTAGCATGATCGAGTTCGTCTATAATCACCGTCGCATCGTTCGATGTGCATGTTTCTGTTCCCGCCCCGGTGATAACATTTTGTCCACTAAGCGTGATGCCCTTAGTTATGACTACTGGAACACGCCATGTAAACGTTCCACTTGGAACCGTGATTGTGTCACCATCGCTAGCTGACGCATTCAGGGAATTAATAGAATTTTCAGTGCCGTCAGAATTATAGGTTGTTGCTGATGCTGTCGCTATCGTTAACGATAGAAGCAGTAAACCTAAAAGCCTAGTCATAAGACTAAAGGCTAATGGCTAGCCAGTGAATTGTCTAGCTCTGCGCCATTATTGGAATCTCATACGGGCAGGGCGCATCGTGATCGTGTGTATAGCCGCAACGTGGACACATGATTAGCACGCTAGGCCGCGCCTTGCGCATCCGTCGCCAAACTGATTTAACTACTGTCATTGGGTATGTTTTCATCATATCTTTGTCCTTCTAAAGTGTAAACTCGATCCGTTAGGAAAGTGAATAACACCCATCGGACATCCGTCGCCTGCTGGATTTACTTTAGTTAGTGCGTCCCATTGAAACTGTATCATCGGGTTAATGTGCCTGCGTGCAAAGTATTCTATTAGTGCCTTACGTGGAATCTTCTTGCCGTCTAGCAACCGTCGCCCTATTTCAACGTAATTCATAAGTGATTGATTGTAACTACGATAACTATGCCTAACAAGATGCCGATGATGATGCCTACGCGCTCAACGTGGCGTAGTTGCTCCTGATACCTGTCCCATGCCGCCGTAATGTCTTCACCCGTAATGTCGTCATCATCGCAATCTAGGTAATCAGGGGCTACCTGATACTCCAGTGTCTCAGGAGAATAGTTAGTGGGCTTCATTTCTTCATCGCTGTCATAGTCTCTAACTTCCGTAGTCTACCGTCGCCGCGTGACAACATCAAAAGCGCGGGCGACGGCAGCGTAACGAAAGGCGTTAGGGAATTAGTTTCGGCTGAAAGCAATCCCCTCCCGAAGCAACCGCATACCAAAACGACGATTACTGCTTCTTAGGAAGCTACCACGCCTAGGTGGCTTTCCGCCCTCCACTGCAATCTTGCTTATGGTTTGCTTTCCACTGGCAAGCTTGGCCGTCTTGATCTTTAGCACTGCTTTACTCTTTGATTTCAGCTTCGGTTTCCTTTGCAATGTAGGCAGATTGCCCATATGCCTAATAGCTGTTAATACCTGCGCGGCCTTACGTCTATCTAACTGAAACGACATAGGTGTTACCTGCATACCTTGATCTGTCTGCCAGATGCAAAGCTGGACTTTTGGTGGCGTGAAAAACACATAACGTTTCTCGTGGTCAGGCAATGTAAACCGTATCGTGGACATATCCACATATACAAAGTGGACATCAACACCTATCGCCCTAAACGCTTCCTTAATGCCTGTCGCCGCCACACACTGTGACGTATTACAGGCTATTGATTTAGCTATTACTTCACGGTCACAGTCAACGTGTAGAATTGGTGATTTATTCATGTTTAGTAGCCTGTTATCTTATCCACCTGCTGATAGAACAACACGATGGGATGCATTAGTTCAAGCCACCGTTTCTTTTCCTTGTTGTCGCACCGTCCCACGATCTTGATGAGAGTGCTTTCCTTGATCTGACGCGCCGATTCATTCAACGCTTCCTCGGCAGCATCCATCTTGGACTGTTCCTCATCGCTAGGCTGATACGGTGGTGGTTCTGGATTTGCCTTTCTTGCCTTGTCTTTCTTGCCGGACGTAGGCTTGCCTTTTTTCTTGGACTTCTTAGGCGTCAGCTTTTGCACCTTGTAGCGAATCTCCGAAGTGGTGCTGCGATTGCCTTCCTCGGCCTTCCTCGCTTCTTCTTCCAACACCGTAGCCATCTTCTCATCTGGCAGGCGCATAATCTCTCTGTGATGCGTGTAAGTCAACGCGGCCTGTCTCATGTTGGACGGAATTTTCTTCGCCGTTT